GGGTCAAATTTCAATCGGCAGGGTGGGTCAATTTTCCATCAGCGCCAACACCCCAGCGACATTGCGCGACAGTACGCTAGCGATGTCGTGGGTGGGGCTATCGTTGCGTGCCGGTATGTGAAGCTTGCATGCCAGCGCTTCCTGAATAACTTGGACCGCCAGGGCGATGACGATTGGCCATACGTTTTCGATGAGGCCAGGGCAGATCGTGCTGTCAAGTTCATGCAGCTCATGCCTCACACCAAAGGCAAATGGAGTGCTTCGAAGTCGAAGCTAGTGTTCGAGCCTTGGCAGGTATTCATCGAGGCCAACATCTTCGGCTGGGTGAAGAAGGACACCGGCAAGCGCAGGTTCCGCGAGGCCTACGAAGAGGTTCCCAGGAAGAACGGGAAGTCGGCCCGTCTTGCCGCACGAGGCATTTACCTATTCGCCGCAGATGGCGAGTCGGGGGCCGAGGTCTACTCCGGCGCCACCACCGAGAAGCAGGCCTTCGAGGTTTTCCGTCCGGCGTGGATGATGGCGCACAAGCTGGAGAACCTGCGTAACCGATTCGGTATCGAGCTTTCTGGCAACCAGAAGAACCCTGGCCCCATGTTCGTCATGGAGGATATGTCGAAGTTCGAGACGGTGATCGGCAACCCAGGGGACGGTGCAAGTCCCCATGCGGCCCTGGTGGACGAGTACCACGAACACGACACGGATGCCCTGGTTGACACCATGCAGACCGGCATGGGGGCACGAGAACAGCCATTGCTGTCGATCATCACGACGGCGGGATCGAATCTCGGCGGACCCTGCTACGAGAAGCGACGGGATGTGATCCGCATTCTCGAGGGTCAGACGATCGATGAGACGATTTTCGGGATCATCTACACGATCGACGAGGATGACCCGTGGGATGACCCGGCCAGCCTGATCAAGGCCAATCCGAATTACGGAGTGTCGGTCTTCCCTGACTTCCTCCTGGCCCAGCTCCAACAGGCCAAGCGTTCGGCGTCGAAGCAGAACGCCTTCCGCACCAAGCATCTGAACCAGTGGGTGGGGGCCAGGACGGCCTGGATGAACATGCTGGCCTGGCAGCGACAGAAGCGCGACTTCACGATTGCGGACATGGCCGGCTACCGCTGCTGGATGGCTTTGGACCTGGCGAGTAAGAAAGACGTGGCCGCCCTGGTAATGCTGTTCGAGAAAGCTGGTCAGTTCTACTGCATCCCGCGGTTCTATGCCCCCGAAGCTGCGGCCGAGGAGAACGAGAAATATCAGAACTTCGCACTTGAAGGTCACCTGATCCTGACTCCAGGGAGCATGACCGATTACGCATTCATCGAGGCGGACATCCTAGATCTGGCAAAGCAGGTCGACTTGCAGGATGTTGCCTTCGACGACTGGCAGGCCAACTACCTGATTACCCGACTCTCCAACACCTCAATCCCGGTCGTGGACTTCAACCAGACGGTGAAGAACATGAGCGACCCGATGAAGGAAGTGGAGGCGAGGGTAATAGCGCGGAATCTCTGGCATGACGGAAACCCAGTCATGACCTGGATGATGGGGAACGTGGCGGCAAGGCTCGACGCCAAGGAAAACATCTACCCGCGCAAGGAAAACGACAACGACCCCAACTGCAAGATTGATGGTCCGCAGACCTTGATCATGGCTATGGGGCGCGCCCTGGTTGCCGGCGTTGATGACGGCGACGACTTCATGAACGCCATACGGAACCCGATCATCGCATGAACATCGCTACTGGCCTCTACCTCTTCTTCGGCGTCCTTGGTCTGGCTCTTTTCGTAGCCGGAACCTTCGTGCTGCTGGGGCTCGGCTGGGCGCTCATTTCCGGTGCGGCGTCGGCGTTCGCCATAGCGGCGTTCATTCGCAAGGGGCTGACCAGTGAGTAAGAGTCTCGGAAAAGTCCTGAGCAGTGCTACGTCTGCGCCCAGGTCTTCATTGTTCGGTTGGGGGGATAAGACCATCCGCCTGACAGATGGCGCGTTCTGGTCGCAGTTCCTGTGGCGAGAGTCGTCTAGCGGGAAAAAGGTCACTGTCGACAAGGCAATGAAGCTGTCTGCGGTATGGGCTTGCGTTCGCTTGATCTCTACTTCTGTCGCCGGTCTTCCGCTTGGAGTGTACGAGCGGAAAGCGGACGGAAGCAGAGTCGATGCTCGGTCGTTCCCGCTCTACGATGTTGTTCACAACAGCCCCAACGACGACATGACGGCCTTCCAGTTCTGGCAGGCCATGGTCGCATCGATGCTGCTTTGGGGGAACGCATACGCGGAGATTCGTCGTGCTGCCGGTAGGCCTGCTGCGCTGGACTTCCTGCTTCCATCGAGGGTCGACCTGGAGTGTGATGACAACGGTCGGCTGAAGTACTTCTACACGCCAAAGAAGGGTGCCCGTAGAGAGATCGAGCGCACAAACATGCTGCACATCCCGGCGTTCACGCTGGATGGTCGAATTGGTCTTTCTGCAATCCGGTACGGCGTTGATGTCTTCGGTTCGGTCATGTCGGCGGAGGATGCAGCCAACGGCACATTCAAAAACGGACTTCTACCCACGGTCGCCTTCAAGGTTGACCGCATTCTCCAGCCTGCGCAGCGGGAGGAGTTCAGGGAGTATGTGAAGTCCGTATCGGGCGCGATGAACTCCGGAAGATCCCCGGTTCTGGAGCAGGGGATTACCCCTGAAACCATCGGCATCAATCCGGTCGATGCTCAGTTGCTGGAGACGCGAGAGCATGGCGTGATCGAGATTTGCAGATGGTTCGGGGTGCCGCCCTGGATGATTGGCCAGACCGACAAGGGGAGCAACTGGGGGACAGGGCTTGAACAGCAGATGCTCGCGTTCCTGACATTCTCGATCAGTTCGATCACCAATCAGATTCAGCAGTGCGTCAATAAGCGGCTGCTAACTGCGCCCGAGCGGATTCGCTATTACGCCGAGTTCTCTCTTGAGGGGTTCCTGAAGGCTGATAGCGCTGGTCGCGCTGCCTGGTACAGCACCATGGCGCAAAACGGTTTCATGACCCGCAACGAAGGTCGCCGGAAAGAGAACCTGCCAGAACTCCCCGGCGGAGACATTCTCACCGTCCAGTCCAACCTGGTTCCCCTAGATCAACTGGGGGGGGCAGCGAAAGAAAGCTCTCCGCCGTAGAGGCGGTTCAAAAGGCCTACCTCGGCGTTGGGAAGATGATCACCGCCGACGAAGCGCGACAACTCGTAAATCAGCATGGTGCAGGACTGAAAGTTCCTGGGCCCGACTTCGAAGAAACACAGGAGTAACCCATGACTCTGCGAAATCTTCCGGCAGCGCCGGAGGCTCGCCCGCGCTCGGGCGTCCAGTGCGACCTGGCGCCCAAAGCGCTAGATGCATGGCGTCCTGAGCTTCGAGCAGCTTCTGGCGATAACCCGGACTCCACGATCACCATCTACGAGCCGATTGGCTACGACTGGTGGACCGGTGAAGGTGTCACGGCAAAACGCATTGCTGGCGCTCTGCGCTCCATCGGCAACGATGTCGATGTGACCGTGAACATCAACAGCCCCGGCGGCGACGTATTCGAAGGCCTGGCCATTTACAACCTGCTGCGCGAGCACAAGGGCAAGGTCACGGTGAACATCATCGGCCTGGCTGCCTCTGCCGCCTCTTTCATCGCCATGGCGGGGGATGAAATCCGCATCGGCCGCGCCGCCTTCCTGATGATCCACAACGCCTGGCTGATCGCCATGGGCAATCGGAATGATCTCCGCGAGATCGCCGATTGGCTGGAGCCATTCGACATGACGCTGGCTGACATTTACGCACAGCGCACGGGAATCGACATCGACGACATCGTGAAGCAGATGGACGCCGAGACCTGGATCGGTGGGCGCGAAGCCGTCGACAAGGGGTGGGCAGATGCCTTCCTGGAGTCCGACGAGATATCCAGCGCTCCCAGCAACCGCAGTGAAGCCATCCTGGCCAAGCGCCGAATGGATGCCGCCCTGGCTCGCAGCGGCATGCCGCGAAGCCAGCGCAATGAACTCATCAACGACTTCAAGACCAGCATGCTTGGCGCTGCTGGCGGGGGTGGTGACACCCCGACCGATATGCCTGGCGCTGTCGCTCCTGACCTCTCCGCTGCACTACGGGCAGCACAAGACATCACCAAATTCCTCCAAGGAGAATCGCAATGAGCGACTTCGAAAAACAAATCGGCGAACTGAACGCCAGCCTCAAGCAGGTTGGGGACCAGATCAAGTCCCAGGCCGAACAGGTCAACACCCAGATCGCCAACTTCGGCGAGATGAACAAGGAAACCCGCGCCAAGGTCGACGAACTGCTGACTGCTCAGGGCGAACTGCAAGCACGACTGAGCGCCGCGGAACAAGCCATGCTGGCCAACGAGAAGCGTGACGGCGGCGAAGAAGCACCGAAGACCGTCGGCCAAATGGTGGCAGAGAGCCTGAAAGAGCAGGGTGTAACCAGCTCCCTGCGCGGTTCGCATCGCGTATCCATGCCGCGCTCGGCCATCACCTCCATCGACAGCTCTGGCGGCGCCCTGGTTGCTCCTGATCGTCGCCCCGGTGTCGTTGCCGCGCCGCAGCGTCGACTGACCATCCGAGACCTGGTTGCGCCTGGCACCACTGAGTCGAACTCCGTCGAGTACGTCCGCGAAACCGGCTTCGTCAACAATGCCGCTCCTGTTTCGGAAAGCACCCAGAAGCCGTACTCCGACCTCACCTTCGAACTGGAAAACGCGCCGGTTCGCACCATCGCACACCTGTTCAAGGCAAGTCGCCAGATCCTGGACGACGCTTCGGCCTTGCAGAGCTACATCGATGCGCGCGCTCGTTACGGCCTGATGCTGGTCGAAGAAGGTCAACTGCTCTATGGAAACGGAACCGGTGCAAATCTGCACGGCATCATTCCGCAGGCGCAGGCCTACGCGCCGCCGAGCGGCGTAGTGGTGACTGCCGAACAGCGAATCGACCGCATCCGCCTGGCGATCCTTCAGGCGCAACTGGCCGAGTTCCCGGCCAGCGGTATCGTGCTCAACCCCATCGACTGGGCGCTGATCGAGCTGACCAAGGACGCCGAGAACCGCTACATCATCGGCAGCCCGCAGAACGGCACCACTCCGACCCTCTGGCGTCTGCCGGTGGTGGAAACCCAGGCCATCACTCAGGACGAGTTCCTGACCGGAGCGTTCTCGCTCGGCGCCCAGATCTTCGACCGCATGGATATCGAGGTTCTGGTCTCCACCGAGAACGACAAGGACTTCGAGAACAACATGGTCACCATCCGCGCTGAGGAGCGGCTGGCCTTCGCGGTCTATCGCCCCGAGGCTTTCGTGGCTGGTTCGCTGACCGCCAGCTGACTGGAAGGGGCCGGGAGACCGGCCCCTCTTTCTTTGAGGTGGTTATGCCTGACGTAATGATCAAGCCAATTCGCTCATACCTGGACGGCGGTCGCGTGAGAAAGGCTGGTGGTGATGCATACCTTGCATCCGAGCATCTGGCTCGCCAGTTGGCGGCGCGCGGTCTTTGCCAGATTGTGGAATCAGAGATCCCAAAGCCTGTGGCTGGCGAGTCGCTGTCTGCCTCGCAAGTGGCCCCAGCCTCACAGCAGAAGACTGCGAACGAGTCAGAGAATGGCGGGACTCCTCGCCGCAGAGGGCGGCCATCTGCACGAACACAACGTTCCGACTGACCCCATGGGCTGATGCACTGTGGGCAATGGATAAGGCCTGGTGGGAGAGATACGCCGCCGAGGCTAAAGCAAACTTCTGTGGTGAGCTTCTGACACTGAGCGCCAATCCCTTCGGAATAAAGACGGCGCGCATCGAGCACTACAGGAACTCAGGCGGCGGCGCAGTTTCCTTGGCCATCGCCAGGGGTGCTAAACGCATCATCCTGCTGGGCTATGACATGCAGAAAACCAATGGGCAATCGCACTGGCACGGCGACCACCCGAAAGGGCTCGGGAGCGCCGGCAAGATCGCCGAATGGCCGTCCGAGTTCGAGCGCCTGAAGCGCAACAACCCGACAATCGAGATCATCAATTGCACTCGCGAAACAGCGCTGACCTGCTTCGCTCGACGCCCGCTGGAGGAAGTGCTGAATGAGCATGATCCCGCTTGATACAGCAAAGTCCTTCCTTGATGTGATCCACGACTGGGATGACGCCAAGCTCCAATTGCTGCTGGACGGGGCCGAAGACGAGGCCTGCCAATTCATGTGGCGCCAGTCTCTTGATGGCCTTTGCAATTGCGAAGAGAGCAGTGAGGTAGTCAGCAGCGAGCCAGGCATTCCGCCTAGCGTGGTCATCGGAGTGCTTCTCTTGCTTCAGGCCAGCTATCAGGCTGCTCCAGAAGAAATCGCAACTCTGCGCAAGGCGGCCGAAGTGAAGCTGATGCCGTACAGATGCGGCTTGGGGGTTTGAATGCTGGCCTACCGTATGCGCCACCGCATTCAGTTTCAGCGGCAGGTACAAACACAAGACCCTGATACGGGGGAAATGGTGACGACCTGGGAGACCGTTCTGTTCTCCGGTCGCGCCGACCTGCCCGCCGAGGTTCTGACTGGCCCAGGTCGCGAGTTGATCGCTGCCGATGCTACGCAGGCGGAGACCACTGCCAGGATCAATTGTCGATGGTTCCCCGTTGAGCGGTTGGAACTCTACACCTGGCGGGTCATCTGGGATGGCCGGGTCTACAACATCACCAGCGCAGAGACCGATGTCACCGCTCGGCGTGAATGGAGACTGCGCTGCTCTGATGGATTGACGGACGGACGCTAGGAGGTCACTTGTTCATCCGCGGAATGCTTGGCCTTGGTGACAATATCTACGCCCGCGCATTCGTGAAGAAGCACCTTGGAGCCTATCTCGAAACGCCGTGGCCCCAGCTCTATGCAGACATCGATGTGAAATGCGTGCGTCCGAGTACCCAGCTCCGCACGCAGGCGAAGAACGTCCAGCGCCCGGCGCAGTGGCATAAGCCATTCGGTGGCGGTCGGCTCCGAATCGCCTACGGCCAGATGCCGATCATCCAGGGCTTGCGCCAAGCGTTCCGGTGCGAACCGGGTGCGTTTGATCTGCCAGACTTCGGTCCATCACCGGTCGAAGGCCGCTATGTGATGGTCCGCCCGGCCACGGTTCGCGCTGAGTGGCGTGCAGACACGCGCAACCCTCTTCCTGAGTACATCGCTAGCGCTGCCGCAGAGATGCGCTGCAGGGGCTGGAAAGTGGTTTCCGTGGCGGACTTGGAACCGGGCAAGGAGTGGGCGATCGATCCACTTCCTCCGGCAGACATCCAGTTCCATAAGGGTGAACTGCCGGTTGAGAAATTACTTGCCCTTCTGCAATACGCCGACGCAGTGATTGGCGGCATCGGCTGGATCGTTCCGGCCAGTATCGCCGCCAAGGTTCCGGCCTGGATCATCTGCGGCGGCCAGGGCGGATACAACTCGCCAGAACACATCACCGACAAGTGCATGGACCTGTCCCGCATCACCTTCGCGGTCCCCGACAGGTTCTGCCGCTGCACCCTGAAACAGCACACTTGTGACAAAAGGATCGCCGATCATGACGCACGCTTTGCCGCCTGGGCTGACCGACTGCCTGCTCTGGTCTGAAGAGCTTGGCATGGGCTTCCACCCGCGCCCGCCGATGGACTATAGCGGGCCGTATTTCGAGAAGTATCAGGTGCTCGATGCTACCCCGATGGGCGCCGCGCTGACCCAGGCCCGTATTGATCTGGTGCGCCGTCACTTTGACGGCCAGGTGGTAGACATCGGTATCGGCGGAGGCCGTTTCGTCACAGAGTCCGGCGCGATGGGCTTTGACGTGAATCAGGAAGCGGTGGCTTGGCTGAGGGCGCAGGAGCGCTACTACGACCCGTACCAGCACCACGCAGAGGCCGTGACCTGCTGGGACAGCCTGGAGCACATTCCCGAGCCGGAGAAGCTGCTCGACCATGTTGGCGAGTGGCTGTTCGTGTCGATGCCGATTTATAAGGATCAGGCTGACTGCCTGTCCTCCAAGCACTACAAGCCGGGTGAGCATATCTGGTACCACACGATGCACGGTTTGATCGGATGGTGCGAGCGTCAAGGTTTCGAATGTGTCGAGCTAAACGACCAGGAGTCGAAACTTGGCCGAGAAGGCATCACCAGCTTTGCGTTCCGGAGAGTCCATGGCTGACGGCGTCGAGTTCAGCATCACCGGTCTGGATTCCCTGCTTGGAAAGCTGGACTCCGTTACGGAGGACGTGAAGCGGAGAGGAGGGCGCGCCGCTTTGCGTAAGGCCGCAATGATCGTAGTGCAAGCAGCCAAACAAGGCGCGGAAAAAATCGACGATCCGGGAACCGGCAGGAGCATTTCCGACAATATCGCGTTGCGCTGGAACGGCCGCCTGTTCAAACGCACGGGCGACTTAGGATTCAGGATTGGCGTTCTGCATGGTGCCGTTCTTCCCAAGAAAGGTGAGCGCTCGGACAAGTCTGCGAACGCCCCGACGCCGCACTGGAGACTTCTTGAGTTCGGGACAGAAGAGATGAGAGCCCAGCCTTTCATGCGAAGCGCTCTGGCAGACAACATCGCAGAAGTCACAAGCACCTTCGTGTCTGAGTATGAGAAAGGCATAGATAGAGCCATCAAGCGAGCAGCTAAGAAGGCTGCGCAGGTGTGAGTATGTATCCCCCAATCTTTAAGGCCTGCTCGATTAGCCCCGCTGTTACCGCGATCCTTGGCGCGTCCCCGCTGAGGATCTATCAGTTTGGCCTGGCCCCCCAGCTCGTCGTCAAACCGTATGCAACATGGCAGACCATATCGGGATCGCCAGAGAACTACCTATGGGGCCGCCCTGACGCCGATGGGTTCACCATCCAAGTGGACATTTTTTCGGCCACTGCTGCGGAGGCTCGAGATGCCGCCAAGGCCATCAGGGATGCGATTGAGCTTTCAGCCTATGTGGTCCGCTGGGGAGGGGAATCTGTTGACCCTGATACCAAGACCTACCGAGTCAGCTTTGACGTCGACTGGATAGTCCAGCGATAGACCAACCAATACCGACCAACCCGCCTTGAGCGGGTTTTTTTGTGCTTCAAGAAACCCGCCACAGGAGAAACACAATGGCAATTTTGGCTCAAGGAACCCAGATCTATGCCCTGGTTCCGTCCAGAGATTCTAGCGGCAGCCCGACTGGTGATTACGAAGTAATCGAGGTCGAGTGCGCAACCGCGTTCAACCCCGGCGGCAACCCCGCCGACCAGATCGAAACCACATGCCTTAGCGAAACTGTTCGGCGCTACCTGCGCGGACTACGCACGCCGGGACAGGCTTCGCTGACCCTCAACGCTGACCCGCGCAACAGTTCCCATATCCGCCTCTACCAACTGTCCGAGTCTGACGACCAGATCGACCAGGACATCGCTTTTGCGGTTGGCTGGTCTGACGGAATCGGCATTGCACCCACCGAGGCTCAGGACAGCAACGGCGACTGGGATTTCGTTCTGCCACCGACGCGCACTTGGTTCGTCTTCCGCGGCTATGTGAGCGACTTCCCGTTCGACTTCGCAGCCAACGCTGTAGTGACCTCTACCGCAACCATTCAGCGCTCCGGCGGTTCCGCCTGGGTTCTCAAAACCGCTTAAGGAGTGGTCATGCATCTGTCGATTGATTCCTTAAAAGAGGCTGGCGCCTTCACCGGGGCTCCTATCGAAAAAGAGATCACCTGGAAGCAGGGCGATAAGGAACTGACCGCCACCGTCTACGTCCGGCCCCTGTCGTACAGCACCGCTGTCTCTGACCTCCTTGCGATGAATGGCAAGGTCGATGGCGTAGCAGGACGTATCGCTGCGTCAATCGTGGACGAAGAGGGCAGGCCGGTATTCACGCCGGCAGATATCACCGGCGAGGCTGATCCCGGTCGTGGCGCCCTGGATGGAAACCTGACCATCGCCCTGCTCACCGTTATCGCCGAGGTGAACAACTTGGGAAAGACGACCAGCTCAGTGAACTAGATGAGGTGTGGCATGAGCTGGTTATGTGCGGGATTGGCGGCAGAACCATTGCGGAAGCCAAGTCTCGCCTCAGCTACAGGGAGTTCCTGAGCTGGTGCAAGTTCCGGGACAAGCGGGGGAGCCTCCATGTTGGCATGAGGGTAGAGCGCGGCTCGGCATTGCTTGCTGCGCTCTACGCCAACTCGCATAGCAAGGAGACGTACAAGTTGTACGACTTCATGCCGCATGAAGAAGAGCCCGCAATCAGCCTAGATCAGGCCCTTGAGACCTGGGCCTAGCCCTTCGTTTTGACCGGATCGTTCCGGACTTTTTCATTGGAGCCCGCAATGGCATCACGCAGCCTGGGGACGCTTACGCTCGATCTCATCGCCAAGATTGGCGGGTTCACTGGGCCTTTGGATCAGGCCAGCAGGAAGGCTCAGAAAAGCTTCAACGAAATAAAAGTCTCTGCGATTGCTGCTGGCGAGGTGGTTGGCCGATTCGCCGGCGACTTCATCGCTGGGATTCCTGGCGCGATGAAGCAGCTTGCCACTGGAACCGCGCAGGCTTCTAAAGAGATAGTCAATCTGTCTAATGTCGCCGGCCTTAATACGACGACGTTTCAAAAGCTAGCCGCTGGTGCATCCACGGTTGGGATCAGCCAAGAGAAGTTCGCAGACATCCTGAAGGATGTGAATGATAAGGTCGGTGATTTTCTGAACACCGGCGGCGGCGGGATGCAAGACTTCTTTACCCGTGTTGCGCCGAAGGTTGGTGTTACAGCCGATCAGTTCAGGAAGCTCAATAGCGCTGATGCGCTTCAGCTTTATGTCTCAACATTGGAGAAAGCAAACGTCTCTCAGAGTGAGATGACGTTCTACCTTGAGGCTATCGCCAGTGATGCAACAGGACTATTGCCACTTCTAAAAGAGAATGGGAAGGAGTTCAAGACTTTAGGAGATGCCGCTGAGGCTGCCGGAGCAATACTAAGCGTTCAGACCATAGTCGTTTCTCAAGAGCTATCTAAGGAATTCATAGAACTTAACCAGAATGTCACTGGCTTCAAAAATAATTTGGTGGAGTTCTTTCTGCCAGTGCTTGGCGAATTCACGAAAGACATGAATACGGCTATCGGGAAAACTGATGGTCTAGGCAAGTCAGCGAAAGACACTGGCGAATCAATCGTCAAAGTCGCAGCATTTATTGGCAATGTTGGCGATGGGATAGTCAGGGTATTTGATTCGGCAGCGAATCTTGTTGTCGGTGTTTTTGCTACTGGCGCTTATCATCTTGATTCGCTAGGGGCTGATCTATTTGACCTGCTTGCAAAGCTGCCTGGTGATCTTGGCAATGATTATGCGAAGAAAGCTGCCGAATATGCGGATGAGGCTAAAACCCAGTTTGCAATTGCCGATGAGGCTAGCCGGAAGATTCGAGAGAACCTTGAGTCTCCGCTGATTGGTGAGAATTTCGAGAAATATGTAAAAAAAGCTCAAGAGGCCGCAAAAGCAGCCGCTGCTGCTGCCAATCCAGGACAAGGGAAAACTGATGGAACCGGTTCTGGAGTGGACCCCAACGAGCAAAAGCGGCTAGAGGCCGCTGCTAAGGCTGCTGAGGCAGCACAGAAGAAGCTCCAGGGGCAGATAGATTCCACCGCTCAGGACTACGAACGTCAGATCGCCCTGATCAACACCGAGGTGGATAAACGCAAGGACGCCACCGAGGTAGCAAAGCTTCAGTTCGAAATTGAGTCGGGCAAGCTGGTTGGAATCAATGCCGAGCAGCAGAAACGCTTGAATGGCTTGGCAGAAGAGCTTGACCGCCTGAAGCAGCTAAAGCAGGCGAACGAGGATGCGGCGAAGGCGCAGGCTTTCCGTGCAACGCTCAATGAATCGAACGCAACTGCTCGGGCAGGATTTGCGATTGAACTGGCGGGATCTGGAAGCGGCGACAAGCTGAGAGAGCGACTGCGGGCAGACCTGGAGATCCAGCAGGACTACAACAAACAGCTTGCCGATCTCCAGAAGCAGTTCAACAGCGCCGAAATCAGCAAGGAACTCTACGACCAAGAAACGGACATGCTGCGCCAGGCTCTCGCTGAGCGCTTGGAAATCCAGCACGAGTATTACGCTGCGCAGGATGAGGCTCAAAGCAACTGGCTGGACGGCGTAACGTCGGCTTGGGAGAACTACCGCGACACAGCCACGGACTATCAACAGCAAGCTGCCGACTTCACCACGCAGACGCTGGACGGGCTCACCTCTGCTGTAGGAGACGGCATCGCTTCGATGATCATGGACGGCGAAAGTCTTGCCGATGTTTTCAAGAACATCGCGCAGACGATGGCCACGAGCATCATCAACGCGCTTGCGCAGATGGCAGCCCAATGGCTGGTCTATCAGGCGGTGCAACTGGTGAGCGGGAAAGCTGCTCAGGCTAGCGCCGCCTCTACTCTCATCGCGAACGCACAAGCAACTGCCTTCCAGGCTCAACTGGCGGCATTTGCGAGCACCGCTGCAATCCCAATCGTAGGCCCGCTGTTGGCTCCGGCGGCGGCTGCTTCGGCTGCCGGCATCACCGCTCCAATGGTTGCCGGAGTTGCTGCGTACGCCCTTGCTGGCATGGCGCACGAGGGCATTGACTCCATCCCGCAGACCGGCACTTGGTTGCTGGAAAAGGGCGAGCGGGTAACCACAGCCGAAACCAGCGCCAAGCTCGACAAGACCCTGAGTGACATTCAGTCGGGAGGCACTGGCGCCCCGGTCGTGAACCTGTACGAAGACGCCAGTAAGGCTGGAACGGTAAACAGTCGGCAGGAGAACGGACAGAACGTCATCGATATCTTCGTGAGCAACATCATGAGCGACGGCAAGGCGCAGCAAGCGATTAGCCGGAAATTTGGACTGCAAGGGGTAGGGCAATGATCGAGTATCCGCGCGAGTATTTGCCCCTTCCGCTGCGCGAGGGCTATGCCTTCCAGGCGGTGAGCCCCATGCAGCGCACGGAGATGCAGAGCGGTCGAGCCAGGCAGCGGCGCCGGTTTACGTCGGTGCCGACTATGGCCTCGGTCGCGTGGATTCTCGATGACGTTCAGGCGCAGCTGTTCGAGGCATGGTTTGAGGATGCGCTGAAGTCAGGCTCGGAGTGGTTCGACTGTCCGCTGAAGACTCCAGAGGGTGGCATCCAGAATTACGCCGCGCGTTTCACCGATATCTACCAAGGCCCGGCGCTAGTCGGCAAAAGCCACTGGCGGTTTTCGGCTGAGCTGGAGCTGCGCGAGCGGCCGATTCTGGCGCCCGGCTGGGGCAAATTCCCCGGCCTGATCGCCGGGCAGAGCCTCATCGACCTCGCCCTAAACCGCGAATGGCCCGAATCCCCCTACCAGACCCACATGGGCGCCCTTGACTCGGGTGTGAACGAGGAGTGGCCGCAATGACAGTACTTGAAAAAGTCTATGCCTCTGGCGGCGAAACCATCCTCTATACGCTGGAGCTGGCGTGCGAGGCATGGGCAGAGCCGATCCTGCTGGCCGAAGGGTTCGAGGATCAGCACTGCATCACCGAGGACGGCCGGCAGCTGACGTTCAAGGCGTCGGGCATTGGCCTGTCGCTGCCGAAGAAGACCAGCAGCGGCGCGCAGAACCTAAGTTTCGCGATAGATAACGTGACAGGGGAGGCGCAAGCCAAGATTGACGCGGCGCTTGAGGCGGAGAAGAAGGTGTTCTTGACCTTCAGAACCTACCTCGCCAGCGATCTAACGGCGCCGTCCGATCAGGTTTATCGCGCGACAGTGCTGAGCGGCAAGATCAAGGGTTCAACCGTGCAGGTGGAGGCCGGCTTCTTCGACCTCATCAACACGGCGTTCCCGCGCGACCTCTACACCGTCAACTTCGCCCCCGGCATTCGTTACCTATGACCTGGCTCGACAAATACCTCTCGTCCTCATATCGGGACGGGGGACGCGACCTGCCGTTCGTGGATTGTTACGGCCTGGTGCGCCTGGTGCGTGAGGAAGTGTTCGGCAAGGGCGATCTGCCGGCCTTCGGCCATGTGCGCAACACCATGCCCGCCGAGTTCACGCGCTGCGTTAAGCAGGCGGCGACCGAGTTCGAGGAGTGCCGGCCTGAGCCTGGCGCGGTCGCGACAGTCTGGCGCGGACGCATCTGCGTGCATATCGCCATCGTCGTCGAGATCGACGGGCGCCTGGCCGTGCTCGACACCGGCAGCAAGACCGGCCCGAGCTGGTCCAGCGTTCCAAGGTTCGAGGCGCGCTTTGCCAAAGTGGCCTATTTCAGGGAAAAACCATGATTCGGATTTATCCGTCAAAGCTCCAAGGCGAGCCGCTGGAGACGCATCACATCGGCTCGGCGATGACCATCGGCGCCTGGTTGCGCGCCAATGTGGCGAGCTATTCGGAGCGCGAGGTTCATCCGATCTCGTTCGAAGTGAATGGCGCCATGGTTCCGTCCGAGGAGTGGGATAGTTTCGTCATTACGCCGGATGATGTGGTGGATATCACACCTGAGCCGAAGGAGCCGGTCAGCGCGACCGCGATGCTCGTCTATGCGGCCGTCGCAGTGGCGGCTGCGGTGCTCGTCGTCGCGCTAATGCCCAAGCCGCAGACGAAAGGCGGCGGCGGAGTGGGGCGAGGCGATGCGCTCAACGAGGCGTCGGCCAAGGGCAACAAAGTCCGCATCAATGACCCAATCCGCGAAGTCGCCGGCAAGCGCCGCGTCTACCCGGATTACCTGCTGCCGCCGCATCGCTTCTTTTCGGCACCGCGTGACCAGTGGGTGGAAATGCTGCTGTGCATCGGCAAGGGCAAATTCGAGATTCCGGCCAGCCGCATACTCGTCGGTGATACGCCGCTGATTTCCCTCGGCAGCGACGCGGAATATTCGATCTACCAGCCCGGCCAATCGCTGGGAGGCGAGAGCGCCGCAGAGTGGTGGCACTCGGCTGACGAAGTGGGCGCGACCTCGACCGGCTCCGCAGGCCTTGAGTTGACGGCAACCTACGCCGTCGACCCAGAGCCTACGGCCACCAGCTACATTTTCAGCGGCGACACCATCACCATTCCGTCCGGTGCCGGATCGTTCCCGGCGGGCTGGGCGCCAGGCATGATCGTGCGCATTGAAGCGCCGCGCCCCTATACCGTCATCGACGGCGGGCCGGATCGAGACATCATCGAAGGCAGCTTCGCCTGGATGGCGCCGTTTGCGGGAATGGTCATTGAGGTGGCTGGCGACTATGCCGGTTCGTTCGTGGTGCACAGCTACACGCCCGGCGTCGATGCGCCGGATGAGATGACCCTGAACTATCCTGACGGCTCGCCCGTGGCCGCGCTGCCGGACGGGACTGCGAGCCTGAGCGTGGGCTATGCCGGCCTGCGCTATCGCATCGTCGCGGCCGGCACGTCGGCCATCTCGGTTGAGCGACTGACCGATGCCGGCGCGCCTGATCCGGTCGCATGGCCGGGATTCGATGACTTCAACAGTACCGACGCCTCGATCAGCCTCGACGCATCCACGCAGGAGGGCGACTGGACCGGGCCGTTCATGGCCTGCCCGCCGAACGAGGTGGCCAGCCATATCGAGTGGGACGTGATGTTCCCCGGCGGCCTGTGCGGCGTCGACAAAAAGGGGCGCAAATACTCGATATCCGTGACCGTTGAGATGCAGTACCGCGACGCTGCGGTAGCGGGTGCCTGGACGTCGGTCTGGAAAACCTACAGTGGCGCGCAGGTCGATCAGCTCGGATACACCGAATCGCTGACGCTGCCGAGCATGATGCGCCCCGAAGTGCGGCTGAGGCGCATCGGCGCGAAATCTGACAGCACGCAGATCATCGATGGCGTCGAATGGTACGGGCTGCGCGCCAAGTTGCAGGCGCCGACCGCATACGAGGGCGTCACGGTGATGGCCGTGCGCGTCAAGGGCGGCAACCGCCTGGCCGCACAGTCAGAGCAGCTGATTTCCGCTGAGGTCACGCGCGTGCTGCCGGTTCGCACCGGTGACGGCACATGGGATATCGAGACGCCGACGCGCGATATCGTGCCGTTCGTGGCCTACGTTGCACGATCCATCGGCTATACCGATGACGACCTGGATTTCGCCGAACTGGATCGCCTCGGAGCCCTATGGGCGCAGCGCGGCGACACATTCGACATGGCGTATGAGTCCGCGTCCACGGTCAAGCAGATCATTGGCCATGCGCTAAAAGCCGGCTTTGCGGACCTGACCATCGAGCGGGGGCGCCTGTCCGCTGCCCGTGACGAGATCCGCGACGCGCCGGAACAGACGTTCGCGCCGAAAACCGACTTGTACACGCCGCAGAACATGACCGAGGAGCTGGAGCGCGACTTCTCCGCAGTCGGCCCGGATGACTTCGACGGCGTGGATGTGGAGTACGTCGACGAAACCACCTGGGCGGTGGAGACCGTCGAGTGCCGCCTGCCGGGCGATATCGGTCGCAAGGTCGAGAAGCTGACAGCAGAGGGCATCACTAGCAGGACGCGCGCTTGGCGCCTCGGAATGCGGCAGCGGATGGCGCACAAGCACCGCCGCTGGGCGTATCGCTGGGCGACCGAGCTTGATGCGCTTAATTCGGGCTTCATGTCGTTCTGTCATGTCGCAGACGACGTGCCAGGCTACGGCCAGAGCGCGCTGATGCTGAGCTACGACAACGGAATCATCGAGTCGTCAGAGCCGTTCGACTGGTCCGCTGGCGGCGCGCATGTGGTTGGTATTCGCCGGCCAGATGGCACGCTTTCAGGTCCATACGCCGCGACGCGCATCGATGACTATAGGCTGTCGATCACTGGCTTGGACTTCGAGCCAGACACCTCGTGGAGCATCGAGCCGCCGCATCTTCTGTTTGGTCCGGTCAACCGCTGGAGCTATCCGGCGCTGATCACGTCAATCAGCCCGAGCGGCACAGATGGGGCGTCAGTAGAGGCAGTCAACTACGCGCCCGAAGTCTACACCTACGACAACGCCAGCGCCCCCAACTGACCGCACACACAAATCCAGAGCCCGCCAAAGAGCGGGCTTTTTCATGCTTGGAGAATTTGCATGACTACGTATGCCACCGGCAACCCGCTTGGCTCCAAAGACCCGCGCGACTTGTACGACAACTCCGAAAACTTAGACGCAGCGATGAACGACCGGGTGAATACCACGTGGAATGATCGTTTCGGCGTCTCCAGAAAAACCTGGTTTGGAGTCGAACAGCAGGTCAACGACTTCCTCGCCAACTCCGGCTTCGAGCTGCCGCCGCTGGTGTACGTCGATGGCTCAACGCTGACCGTAGATCGCCCGACCCAACTCATCGAGCGCGACGGGAATCTCTACAGCGTGAAACTGCCGGCGTCGTTCCCCGTTCAGCTTACCGGGAACTGGTCTGCCGACGAACCTCTGTTGACAGTTCGCTCTGACCAATCCTTGCGTCAGCAGCTGGCTGGGGCGGATGGCGCAGATATGGTCGGTCTTATTCGTGAAGGTACTACGCCGCAATACTCTACAACGGTTTACGACTGGTACCAGACGACGATGATCAATGCCGTGACTGACTACGGCATGGTTCCTGATTTCGATCCACAGCCTGGAACCGTCAATGGTACAAATAACCTAGTGGCCATCCAACGATTGATGGACGATCTTGCTCTTATGCCTGGTCGAAAGGTCGTTGTCTTCCCAGCCGGGAACTACTACTTCAATTGGGATGGAACCTCAAACGTCGGCGGAGTCGGCGTCTTGTGGGGAAGGGTTGGCGCAGGGCTATCGAACGTCACATTCTTCGGGTATGGCGCCACATTTTATGGCGGCTCTGCTGGTAGATTCCATGGAGTATTCAATGCTAACTATGGAGTTCTAATTAAAGGCTTAAGTGCGATCTGCTATGCCGGTGGAACTATTAGTACTAGCCGTCAGAATGACGCTTGTTTCAGCTGTAACTACAACTGTCACGGCGTTACTTTCGAAGATGTTTACATGGCAAACTGCCTGGGTGACTGTGTTTATCTTGGTGGCAGTCTAGAGAATGGAGTCTTAACTGGACTTCTCTGCCGAGACATATCTTTCAAAAACAGCACTTTAAAAGAAAGATATGGAAATGGAACAAGGTCATACTACACTGGCGGCACTCGCTCAAGGCTAGCAATCGCTGTAATTGATTGCATCGGTCTAACAATAGAAAACTGCACCATCATAGGTGGAATTGACTTTGAGCCCAATGCTGACGGCCAGAATCTTAGAAATATTAACGTAAAAAATAACGTATTCCACCAAGGAAACTACTCTGCCTACACAGGCTCAAACCCTTTTATGGAGGAAGCTATCAATAGCGGTAGTCAAGTAATCCGAGGAGACATCCGATTCCAATCTATTGCAGGCGGCGGGATTATTTCACAAAACATAAATATCACTGGAAACAGTTTCTACTATGGATTCCTGAGACAGACAGCCACCGCAATATCTGATGTCGTCTGGAGTAATAACCATATGTATCGTGGAATTTTTGCTCTGGCACATGACTCAGGCTCGAACAGCAATATAGGTGCTCGTATCAACGGCCTTACCATTGACCATGCACTGGCTGGTCTGGATGATGACATATTCGAACTAAAAGGATCCGGCACGACTCCCCCAAGTATCCCAGCCGTTGCTATTCTTTTACAGGGGAATATTGCCTACGCGAGAATCAGCGGGATCACTGCCGGAAAGTCTTCCGGCCAGTTCTCTTATTTATTTTATGCTGACCCTAATCATGCCGCAGGAGATAATGGACGCTGTACGATTTCTGACTGCTACATCCCTGGTGCCCCGATATCTAACTTTAGTTTCGCCAGTTCAACCGAAGTTCTCGGCACGACCTCAATGCCAAATTCCGGCATTGGTTCTTCCAATTTCGCAAGGATAACCGCAGACAGTATTTCAAACACTATCGGAACAGTTCAGCTTTCTAATAGCGGCACCATAAGCTGGCAGACTAATGGGAAGCGCAACATTGATGTAACTGCCACTACGACGGGGCTTTCCCTGACAGGAATTTCAAACTCTCCAGCAGTTGGCTCCGAGGTAAGAATTAGGAACGCTGGCTCAAACTCTTTCACTCTGGCATCTGGTGCGTCTTTCTATTTGAAAGGTGGTGCAAACGCTCTTCTTGATGACAACAGGAAGATGGTTACATTTGAACAGGTATCAGCCGGAGTATGGGTTGAGTCCTATAGGAATTTCTAAAAAGGTTGGGCTGCCTAGCAGCCCAATGCCTTATTTTTTATTAATTGTCATTGACCAGCCTATTGGATTTATCATCAACTTTACTTTTTCTCCAGGCATCGCGGTCTCAAGTTTTTTTACTTCATCTTTCCATTTTAGGTCTGGCATTTCTTGTATTTTGAAGTTTACCACTGCAACTACTATATACATTGCTGCTGCTGAGATTTTTACTGCTTTTTTAAATTTTCCACTTAGGCATGCTATGCAATAACAATATATTGCAAATAAGCAAATATTGGGTATTACAAGGTATCTCTCGCCGTGCAGCATGAATTTAGGCCACTGATCAACAGTGTTTGCCATTTGAGGTTTTGCAAGTGCAAATGCGAGCATTATTGTAGGGAATATTATTATTGACTTTATTCTCCAGTCTGCTTTCATAAAAGCATATATGATTGCTGTCATGCCTGCAAAGCATATCAAATATTTGAAGAATGGATATTCCCATAGCCAGGATGATTCTTTGGCGCTTGCAAAAGATCCAAAAAATATTCTGCTTGATAGAATGTTTGCAAGGTTTTCTATTGATGCACCTAATGGCGCTCTTGTTCTTGTGTCTGTGGCGGTTAACAATATTGAAGCTGCCTGTATGGCAGAGCAAAGAATAACTGTCGTTGATGTTGCATCTATTTTGTTTATTTTTATTTCTGGTATTTTGATAGAACCATTTTCTACAAGCTTTATTACTATTACTGGAATCATGAATACACAAAAAGGCCCGCTTGTGGATGCTATAACTGCAACAGTTATATCGTGTGCCTTCCAGTAGATTGTTTTTGGACTTTCTGCTATTAACAACATCAACAAGTAGAGAGCCAAATACCAGTGCGTGTTTGTGATATTCGAGTGTATTTCTGTTATTTCTGGCATCAGTATAGCGAATAGGGCTACTGCTATTCGACCCTGTATGCTCGCGAACCCCATTCTTGATGATAGAAGGAATGAGACACATGCCGCTCTAATTGAGAGAGCTATAATGTTGAATAGCAATGGTGCGTGTTCTATAGGAAGAATAAGAGAAAACGCTGCTGTTATTTTCGATATTGTTTGAAAATATCCATTTACCGGGGTTGCTAAGAAGCTTAATATATTTCCGTTGTAAGCACCTGAGTACCAGTAGTATCCATCCTCCGCCCAAAATTGTGGATTTATGAGAAGGTCTGGCCTTCTCGCCCACATCAATAAGAATGCAGCTGCAAATGATAGCGCTATAACATAGCGGTCTTTGATGTTGGCTGACGATATATTTTTTATCCTCTTTATCATTTTTTAGTATCCCTTTGTTTTGCTATATATCTAGGCCTGTTTTTTGTTTCTATGTATATTCGCCCTATGTACTCACCTAATACGCCGATGCCGATCAGTTGAATTCCCCCAAGAAAAAGCATTGAGACTAGAAGTGATGGATACCCTCTGACTGGATTCCCATATATTAGAGTCTCTAATATCATGACTGCCCCATAGAAAAAGGCGAATGTAGCAACTGATAGCCCTATATAAGTCCAAATGCGCAGCGGAACAGTCGAGAAGCTGGTAACCCCCTCAAGAGCAAGATTCCATAACTTCCATCCGTTGAACTTCGTAGAGCCTGCAACCCTTTCGGCCCTGGTGTACTCGACTACTGCCGTTTTACCTCCAGCCCATGAAAGAACCCCTTTCATGAAAAGGTTTTTCTCTGGCATCTGGCGTATGTTGTCAACGACAGCCCGAGACATCAGCCTGAAATCACCAACGTTCTCTTCTATTTTAGGGTGGCTGATTTTGTTGTGCAGGCGATAGAACCATTCTGCCGTCTTGCGTTTCAGGTGCCCGTCCGTTGACCTGTCGGTACGCTTTGCAAGGACTACATCATTTCCTTCTTGCCACTTACTAACTAGCTCAGGAATAATTTCAATAGGGTCTTGAAGGTCAACATCTATAGGGATTACCGCGTCCCCTGTAGCGTGATCGAGTCCAGCAAATAAAGCAGCCTCTTTGCCAAAGTTTCGAGTAAAAGATATTGGTAACACCAGTTGGTCAGATACAGATAGAGCATTTATTATGTCTTCTGTTGAGTCTGTGCTTCCATCATTTATAAAAATGATCTCTATTCTATGGTCTGCAAGTTCTTTGCATTTCCTGACTTCATTGTAGAATATCGGTATGGCGTCTTCTTCGTTGAAGACTGGAACTACTAGAGATAGCTTCACTTCTTATATTCCTTGAATACGAAATATTTAGAGTATATAAAGCCAGCGATAAGGCTTAATCCAGAAAACGAGATTAGAGTAATCACTGGATTGACATGAAGAATGTCTGCCGTATACCCGAAGGACACAGCCATTCCACCCATGAACAGGGTAAATGCTATGTAGCGTTTTGCGGTTGGGGATGCCTTGAACGTGAAGGCCGAATTGGCGAAGAAGCTGAAGGTAACTGCGCAGAGAAACGCTATCAGATTTGATAGGGCCTGACTGAGTCCGAGATATACGGATGCGCCAAATATGCTCCAGTGAATGCCGGTATTGACTGCCCCAACAAGCGCGAATCTAAGAAAAGCGCTCACCTTGCTACTCCATGCGCAGGGAAAATCACGAATGGTACCCGACCTGTGTGTAGCTCTCAATTCAATAGTGCCACTGAGCGCCGGCCCGTAGACCGGCTCCTAGCTGTCGTCTCCCGTGCTGCTGGTGATCCTGAGCGGTAGCTAACCTGAATACATTCCCGACGAAGATAGGCCCGCCATTGAGCGGGCTTCGTCGTTTTTGGAGACCCGTAAATGCGTACATCCCAACGAGGCATAGACCTCATCAAATCGTTCGAGGGCCTGCGCCTGTCCGCCTATCAGGACTCGGTGGGTGTCTGGACCATCGGCTATGGCACTACGCGGGGCGTGACCCGCTACATGACGATCACCGTTGAGCAGGCCGAGCGGATGTTGGCCAATGACATTCAGCGCTTCGAGCCTGAACTGGACAAGCTGGTGAAAGTGCCGCTGAACCAGAATCAGTGGGATGCCCTGATGAGCTTCGTCTACAACCTGGGATCGGCCAATCTTGCGTCGTCCACGCTGCTCAAGCTACTGAACAAGGGTGACTACCGGGGGGCGGCGGACCAGTTCCCGCGCTGGGTGAATGCGGGTGGTAAGCGCTTGGAGGGGCTGGTAAAGCGCCGAGCGGCGGAACGTGTCCTGTTCCTGGAGCCGCTGCCGTGATCTCGGCCCGTGTTGTCTCGATCGCGCTGGCCTGCCTGCTACTGGTCGGCCTCGGCGCCGCCGGCGGTGTCTGGCTTGGCGCGCGGCACTACCGGCCGCAGCTTGATGCTGCGCTGGCGGATCTGGTCGCCTGCCGCGCCGCTCGTGGGAGCTTGGAGGCCGCAGTAACGGAGCAGGGCAGGCAGGTTGCCGCGCTGCGCCTGGCCGACCAGCAGCGCGCCAGGGAGGCAGCCCAAGCGCTGGAGCAGGGACGACAGCAGGCCGCTGAGCAGTATGCCGCAGCCCATCGCCTGCTGAGTCAGCGAACCGCCGGCGAGCAGTGCGCGGCCGCCGAGGCGGTCATCGATCAGGAGCTGGGTCTATGAGGATGGTGCTGATGCTGGTGGTGTTCGCGCTGGCGGGATGCGCCGCCCAGCAGGAAGCCGAGCCGCGCACGGTGCGCGTAGAAGTGCCGGTGGCGGTCCCGTGCCGGGTGCCGGCGGTAGAGGTGCCAGTCTGGGCCACGGCGGGGCTGCGGAAAGGCGACGATATCCAGACCAAGGTCCGTGCGTTGCTGGCAGAGCGTCGGCAGCGGATCGGGTATGAAGCCCAACTGCTGGCTGCCAACAGGGCCTGTCAGAATTAGGAGTAGACTACAGCCTTTTTCTACGGAGCAGGGCGATGCTGGTCATTCGATTCAAGGGTTGGTCGGTGAAACTCGACCACCAGGTGGGCAGCGCTGGGAAGTTCGGCATCTGGTCATTCCACGGCTCGGAGAGCAGCTACGTCCCAGACATGCAGACGATTCTCCGGCATGCAGCGATCCGGCCGGCGGAGCCGAAAGAAGGCGGGGAGGTCGAGGTATTCATCTGTGATTCGCGCATGCCGCAAGATGAATGGCGGCCTGTCGGCAGCGGTGTCGCGGCCTATGAGTCGGACCGCTGACCCTGTACCAGTTTTTGTACCAATCGATGCGAATTCTGGCGAATAATGGTGCCTGAAAGCCGTGATTCTACTGCTCTCCAGCGCGCTAGCTATCGCCAAAAAAATCGCATGGTGATATTCGCGGTGGAGATCAACTTCTTTACCTATAGAGGACTTACGCACGCCTGGACCATGGCGATACCGGTCTGCTACCGGTCTCGGCTTTCCGCTGCGCTCCATCTGGAGCATGGGGCGATCCTGCGGGCATTCGTGGAGTGCCGCAGCCAGCGTCATGACGTGGCTGTAGCGCGATGAAGGCGGGGTGTGATGCCTGGCATTCGGCGAATTGTCTCACAGGTGCGCCTGCCGTTGCATGACAGCGTACGCCGAAGCGGTTTTTCCCGCCGCCCGGCAGGTGGTAGAGTCCCGTCTTCCGCTCATCCGCAAAGGACTCCCCGATGAAGCCCGCTGTTCTCCCCGCGTTGTTGGTTCTGTCGCTGCTGGGCGGTTGCGGGGATTCATCGTCGGACGGAAAGGCCGCTTCCGGGCCGCTGGCGTTGCACTGTGGAGACTTCGGCAAACTCGAGGTGATCGACGGTTTCGCCAGTCTAAAGCTGCCCGACGGCAGCAGCGTCCAGTCGCTGGGCGGCGATGTCCGCAGCCTCGCCGATGGCCAGGCGCTGAGCGCGATTTCCTATAGCGACGGTTCGGTCCTGTACCGCCAGGCGGGCGACACGCCCGGCTACCTGTACACGCCGGCCAAAGGCCAGCGGCAGGCCTGCGAGACGCGCTGA